AAGCAAATCATCGGTCATTGCGTCAGAAGTCTTAAGAACAGGAACACCGCGGAAACCGAATGGGCATGCGTTGTTCGGAATATCTCCAGAATATAAGCTGTCATTCACAACAACTCTGATGAAGTTCGAAACATTTGCGTAACGACCGGTTACGATGATTCTTTTCTCAGCAGCATTGGTTGCGTCGAAGTTGTACCTTGCTTTATAATCACCAATCTTCTTGGCAATAAAGTTTTCAGAATTAGGATCAAGCACGCAGCCAGGGTAAGATTCTAAAACCTGCTGGTCTAAATCGGAATCGTCATACTTTCTAACTTGTACTTCAAAAGAGTGGTATGGATAATTGTCATTTGTTGAAGCCTTGATATTGGCAATCGAAACCTTGACTTTATCATTACCCCAAGCACCGTCTGAAAGCGTCTCAAAATGGAAGAGCTCATATTCTTTGTTACCATAAGGTTGCGAAAGAATTGCAGGTGAGCGAGGTGTTCTATATCGAGTATCAAAACGACCGAAGATGTTTCTGGCTTGACCGGCATTGCCACCGACAGTCGGAGAAACCGCGGTGTGAGAACCAGACACTAACGACACAGAAACAGAAGTGCCATCGTACTTGACAGGAGCAACTTCGTCTTCCACAGCAAAGTCAAGATAGAGAAGATGCTTTTCCTCTTCGAACTTCAAGGGATCAGTGTTTAAGACATTTGAGATATAAGACTGATGTGTGGGGTTCAAAGATGCCGTAATGATCTTAACACCTGCACCTGCTTGGTCCACAAACTCATTGGTAAAGTCAGAACCCTGTGAGGAGGAGATCGCTAGTGCAAAACAGTACGCAGCCTTATGACCAGTGTACGGCTCTTTGAGGACAGCATTCTGGTCAGAATTTTGAGTCCAAGTCTCACCAATCTCCAATAACTGCATACGACTACCAGAAGCGGTCAGGACAACAGCTCTAACCAGGTCTGCAATATCAGAAGACTTATTAGCCATGGATGGGTTATCTATGAATATCGGGTACGAATAATCTAAAGCAGCAGACAAGTGGTGCCGCGCAGTAATAAACTGGACTGCGCTCTCTGATGCGGATAGCACCGTTGCCATGTTATCTTGCGGCTCTATCTTAAAGCCTGCGTTTCTTACGGTTCCTTGTTGCTGAGTTGCCTCAACGTGAGCAGCAGTTTCATTTGCACCGGCGCCGAGCACTCGGACAAAGGTCAATGCTGTACGATTATTGAGAAATGCCTCAACAGCGTAAGGACCAAATCTCTCTGGATCGACATCGCCAAATTTATTGACGAAGTCATTCATACTACCAACAGTAACAGGAACGAAGGCGGGGCCCTTTTGAGCTGTACCTACGATACCTGCGGGGACACCCACAATTTCTGTCTGTCTCTGAGATGCATCTATCTCACGTTCGAAAAAACCGGGTGATCTAAAAGTTTGTTCGGCCATTAGTCGGGTCTCCTGGATCTTAAGCTATCACAAATAACTATTCTGTGAGATAGCGAAATGTCTTTTATCATCAAATCAATCTTTAAGTAATTTGCCCAAGTCAATTGCAATTCCCTCGGGTCCTTTAAGTCCGAACCTAAAAACGGTCTCTCCCTTATTAGGAGTTGAAACGGACATTAAAACAAACCTCTTCTCCCTTTTGCCTGTAAAAGGGTCTATATCAGTAATTATAGCGGTGGGACCTGAATTGCCCAATCTAGATTCTTGTCCACCTATAGAAGCGACAGGGTTACCGGGAAAACCTGTCGTTATCTGGGCTGGATCGGCCCCTATCGAAGCTGGGGGGTAACCATCGGCTTCAGTACCCATGTCTTGTAAAGTGTAAGATCTTGGGTCACCTGAAATAGTACCCGCTGATGGACCGGAAGTGGGGGTATTTCTAGAGTTCGCTGAAACGTCAAAAGATATCTCTGGGGCTGACACTGTTTTTCTAAAAGGAACCGGTGCACCCGGCTCCTGAGCTGCAACGAGGTAAGCACCGACAGTCATCGTGAAGCTGTACTTAACCAGTCTTTCAGAATCAGTAAAATCGTCAAAATTATTTTGAGGATTTAAAGCGGCGTCTACAAAAGCACTAAACCTATACCCTTCCTTCGTCTCAATCACGTAAGTACGACGACGGTTTTCAACGTACCCGTTCATCATTGTCGTCAGCATCGAGTTCATCTCTTGTGTGTATTGAGCCCAGAACGTGATCTCATAATTAGCAGTGTATTGCTTGATCGGTGGCATCTCTATAAATTCGAAGATGTTCTTTGTCAAGTTGGGTTCCAGAACAGTGCCTCGTCTAGCAGAGACAGAGATCGAAGGCGCAGCTCTTCTACCCGCCAGTCTGCCGGGTGTTGTACCACCTCCTAAACCGTCAGGTGTGTTGGAATTGGCAGCCACCGCGGAGTCATCAGAGTTTTTAAATCCAAGTCTGTTTTGTAGCCTTTGATAAATAGGGTCGTCTTCGCCGAGCTGTACCTTAAGAAGAACAGGTCCGCCCTGAAACAAGCCATTGCCTTTTGAGCCTTCTTGATCTATACCTGTTCTAACCACCGAGATAAGAGGTAAGATCAAAGCGTCGCTTTTATCGCGGAGGGGCTTGTTTCTTGCAAGCAGCGCAAATCGCTCGCCAGTCGCAAAAATTACTGGTACTTTCTTCATTGCGTCTTTACGCTTATAATAGAAAGGAAGCTCTCTATCAAAGAGATTAAAAACTCCTCTATCTACATCCTCCACTGTACAAGAAGGCATTGCAAAGTCAGGAGCAGCGTCTTTCGTATACCCAGAGTCAATCTTTTCTCCGAATTCGCCTTTTTTGTTTGAGTACCTTGTAGTCATTATGAGTCACCATAGAATGAAGAGCTTATTCCATCATCATCGCCCTTAGGAGAAACCTCAACAGGGCCGTCCTCGGGACCCTCTACCTTACCTTGTTTCCTCAACGCGCGTACGTCTCCGGTCTCACCTTGCGAATTCTCTTTATCACCGCGTTGTTGAACGAATGTTTCTTGTATCGAATCAACATCTCCATCGCCCTCATCAGTTGGACCGATTGGATCACGATCAATAAGACCAGCTCGGGCCTGTCTGCCAACAAGCTGGATCCCTGTCTTATATTCTACTTCGCCGTAAATTTCTGAAAGATACGAGGTGGAAGTTATTTCGAAAAAAGTGTCACCATAAGAAAAGTAGTCTCCTTCGTTGACATCTATATCTTTGTCGATGAGGTCCCTGTAGTGAACAAAAGCTGTAATACCGTAAAGCTTTTCGGAGCCGAACCTGTTTGTAGCAGTTTGACCTGCTTCCCATTGCACAGTTGCGTCTAGCTCAATTGGGGTATCAAAATGTTTTTCGACGGCTTCTTCGTACACATCATGAATTTTTGTTACTTCAGTCTTAACCCTATAGTAATATATCTTTTGACCAATCACATCCTTGATGACCTCTTTAGTCAGGTCTGCTATGAGGTCTTGCTCTCTTGGAGTTACAAACAAGCGTGCCACTAGTTACCCCCTATTTCACTATGATGGCTCTGCCTAAGGGCATCGGCATTGTTTTGAGGGCCCTCTGTATATTTTCTGCATCTGTTGCCTGACCCTCTAGCAGTTTTCCATAGGTAAGACTGTCGAGTAGCTCTACCAGCTGGTCTCTAAGCCTGCCCTGGTCTTCGCGGCCTTGTGATATCAACTCGGCACCATTAAGCTGGAGGTCTGCATTCGGGATAGGAACGGAGGAGAACTTAGAGCGGACTTGCCCTAGTAATTCGCGAGCTAAAGCAATGCAGTATTGCCTTACCCATTGTCTTCCTATAGAGTTGACTTTGGTATACTCATAGTGGCCGAAGGGGACGTTAGAAAGGTTGGAGACTCCGTAAATAGATTCGTCAGTCACGTCAGGATTATAGGGGTCAGGATTAAACGCTACTCGAATCCACAACTTCTTGTTTGTCATGTCCCCAGTTGGTTTTGGAAAAATCCTTATTTTGCTTCCTACAACCCTATAGGAATAATTTGATTTCCTGACTCGATTCGAGATGTCCATCTGGCCGGCACGTAGCACGTCTTCAAAAACAGGTAAGACATAAAATACAGTCTCTGGTGTAAAAGACTCAAAACTGAACTCGTTGTTTAAGTAGTTCACAGCAGATGTCGTATCAAAGAACCTATAGGCTGCTTGTGGCGAAAAGTGGAAAACTTCTCTAATCCGCATTTTATTACGAGGAGAGTTTGCGCTACTAGAAACGATCAGGGTGCCGTCATCAGATTTAAGCTGTTCATAGATGTCATAGTCTTGGACATTTTCAACGAGCTGTATAGAACCGCTTACTTCGTTATACGAACCGCCAACACCTGTCTCCATGGCATAGGGTTCAGCCATCCTTAATAGGTATTCTAGATTTTGCTTGGGAAAGAGCCCCTGCTTATTGCTTCCTGTGGTGTAACCAAGATGGTTGTTTAACTGTGATTTAGCATCTGCTTCGTTAATGATACGACAATACTCTAAATGAGCTTCTTCAAGACAAGCCCAAATCTGCTTTTTTGTTAGTTCAACACTCAGTATATCATCACCAAGTTTTCTTTTGGTGAACGTAACTATAGAGTCAGCTTCTTTCTGGAAGTCTGTATCACTATCGAAAAACCCGAACGGTGTCGGGTTTCTTGTAAAAGAAAACGAAGACATAACACCACCTCCTTTTAACTATTAAGTCAGCGAATGAAATGTCTTCGTTTAAAATCTACAAAGAGACACAAAAAAATTATTTTAGGCCAGCAGAGGTAAGGATGTGGTCCCTTGCACCCATAGCCTTAAACACTTTTATTACCTGTTCTTTTGTGACTCCCAAGCTGGTTGGTGCGGCAGCTGCAGGTCTAGCTGCAACCTGTAGCTTAAGGGCCTGAAGTTGATTTTCAAGAGTTGCAACTCGTTCCTGTAAGACAGTTACTTCTTGCTGAGTATTATCGGTCTTGGGAGCAACCTTCTTTTTGGTCGCAGTCTTTCTCGTTGTTGATGTAGTAGCCATTGTCTTTTCTCCTTTGCAGAACTAAAGCTTTGTTAAAATATAACAAAAAAAAGAGTAGTATAAACAAAAACGGGGCCCCAAAGGGACCCCGTTAGCGTCAATCAAAAGATTGTAGGACTTAGATAACGTCCATGCCGAGGCAGGTAACGGTACCATAGAAGTCGTTACGGACCATCTTCTTACCGTAGCGAGTCATGACACCCTTACGTGGGGTGAAGTCCTCAGGCGCGAAGATCGTTGGAGTAACGATGAGAGGCACGTACGGAGCGTAAACGTAACCAGTCTCAAGATAGCTACCACCCTTGTAACCAACAAGAATCTTGTTGCGAGGGAAGTAAGGGTCTTTGTAGACTGTGAAACGGTTGCTTAAGCTACCGACTGCTTCTGCACCGAGAGCCATTCCGCTGACCTGTCCATCACCATCGATGCTAAGGCTTGGTCTGTAAAGAACACTTGCCTCAAGGATGGTTGCGACGTCAGGGCTGACGACAATGAAGTTCGCCGAACCGCGAAGGGTCTTACGGTGAATCTCATTAGCAACGTCAATGATGGTCTCAACAAGGGTTTCGTACCACTCACGAACCGTACCAGTGAAGGCAGGGGAAGTAAGTGAACCACCACTTGTTTGATCCGAACCACTCTTCTTGTTAACGAAGCGACCAGGGCGTCGATCCCAGAAGTAGTTGGTGTCAGCCTGCATAAGCAAGTCATTAAGGATCTCGCGGTCAATCTCAAGAGCAATTTGCTCAGAGAGGATCTGCGTAAGCTCAACCTCAGCATCCAAGCTGTGGTAAGCGTTCAGGTCCTGTGCGAGTTCCGGCGACCAGCGAGCGCGCAACTTACGGGTCTGAGCGACAACCGAGACACTCTCGATCTTAATGTCAATCTCAGGAATTTCCGGAGTTGGGTCAGTCGTGAAGCTGGACTCGAATGTTGGAACAACAAGAGTTGAGCCATCAGCGCTGTCCAGTTGTGCAGTCTTAGGATAGGTAACACGGAAGGCACCTGTTTCCGACATTGCAGTACCGGACATAACCATAAGGATAGCAGCACCAGCTTGCTGTGCGGTTGCCATTGGAGCAGGAC